AATCATATCGTCAAAATCAAGAGCAGTAGATCTTGATAAGAATAACATGTTTTCTTCAATAGCGCCTTGCTTGTCTAAGTTTTTAAGGATTTCATCAAAATCACCTAAAGCACCAGAACCAGGAGCAGCAGCTCCAGCAAAACCAGAGTATACATTACCTCTTGCTTCGATAGCAGCAAATAAACCTTCAGAACCTTGAATGTCAGTAGTTAAAGCCGCATCGTTAGTTCCACCATATTGAAATTGAGATAAAGCAGCATAAGCAGCATTATTCATATTCTCAGCTTCAACCATAGCCATTTCTAAAGTATCTTCAAATCTTAATCTAGTTTCAGACTCAGATTTTAAATACCATAAATATCCTGATTGACCATCTTCAGTTGCAACTTCAACCCAGCCGATCTGAGCTGTGTCAGAACCACTTATTTGAAAGTTGTCTTTAAGTATAATAGGTCTATTAGAAAACTGTGTGAAACTTGGCTCAATAGAACCTTGTAATCCAATTGCACCTTTTCCAAATTCAGAACCATAAACGTATAGATTTATTAAGTTAGCTCCAACAGGCATTGCGTTAGTTGCAGTACCGTAAAGTTTTACTTCCAAAGTATCACTAGTAGCACCAGTAACAGCTTGAACTAAACCTTTTTGAACAACTAATCCAGTAGCGTTGTCAGTCATTAAAATTGTTTGACCAACTCTTACAGCACCAGTTCTAGAACCAGCAGCTAAACCAGGTTGAGCTTGAGCTAAGTTCAAAACTACTTGGATATCTGCATCAGTTAATCCACCAGGCACAGTAACTGAAGCTTGTTGGTAAGCAATGTGTAATCTATTTTGTTCAGACCAAATTACTTGATCAGATGTCATTGGCATTTCAGCGCCAACCATTCTCAAGAAACCACCAATTGTTCGGTTTCCGTATCTTTCTATCTCAGCTTCATAAAGCTCAGGTAAATACTGCTGTGCAAAATTCCCTCCAGTAGCGTCGTCAAACGATAGGAAGTTGGTGTTTAAAGCCATTCTTGCTTGAGCAGGTACCAATGATGCAGGAAAACTCCCGCTTACATTAAAACTCATATTTTATGTTTTTAGTTTTTATTTTTATTTGTTGTTTTAAATTTCAACTTAGAACTATCAACACCATTAACTGCTTTTACTTTTAATCCCCCTATAAAAACTTCACCTGAGTTTTGAGCCCTTGGTTGGTTTTCTATATTGTTAGATTTAGCTAGCACATCTTTAACAGCATCAGCTTTGCCTTGCTCATAAAAATGATTAGCTATTGTATCAGCGTTTCTAGCTGCGTATATTGCTTTGTGATAGCCCGATGGATCAATCATCTCACCCTTTTTATTTAAGAACCTCCTAAAAAATGAATCTAAATTTGACTGTTTTTCTACGATTTCAGTTGGGTCAGCGTTATAATTGAATTTTTTATCACCAACGTTAAATTCAAAACCTTTGAAGTCTTCGTTAGTTAATTCATTTGTTTTTGCTTCAAAAACCCCTCTGATGCGCTTCACATCTTCTTGTCCTTTGTTGTATCTATTGAAAAAGTCTGTAGCTTTTTTTTGTTCCTGAGTTACGCCGGGTCTCAACTTGATTTCGTCGTAATATTTACTCTTGGTTTCTTCCAAAAAGTTAGTTGCTTTTGCAATTTCTTCTTTGAATGCGAGTTTTTTCTTTTTTATAGCTCGCTCTTCATCCACTTCTTCATCAAATGAGAAATTGTCTTCCATTATGAAATCTATTTCTTCTTGATTTAAATGTGGCTTAGTATTTTTGTAATATTCTTTTAATAAAGATTTTTCATCTAAAACTGAATAATCTCTATTTAACCTAGTATAATCTTCTATACTACCACCAGTATCTTCCATAAAATTAATTAATTTTTCTATGTTTTCTGGCATCTTAGGTACAACCTCTTCTTTAACTACCTCTTCTATCTCTTTACTTACAACATTATCTAACGCTATTTCAGTTATAGGAGATGCTATTTTTTCTTCGACACTTTCTCCGGAAGGTTCTTTGTCGAGTACTTTTGACTCCACTTCTGGGCTGTCTTTGGCAGGAACTTGTACATCCACCTTTTGTGCGCTTTGCTCTTGAACGGCATCTTCTTTTTTGTTTAAGTTTATTTTAGTAGTTGTTTCAGTTGTATTTTTTAAACTTGGTTTTTTGGTTTTTATTTTTATAGGTTGTTTTTCTTTATCTTGAATTGTATCTGACATAATATAATATAATATAATAATTAATAATAATTCTTAAGACATATTAAATGCACTTAAGTCTATTCCTTCTGGGTTTTCAGTTTCTGTGAAATTAGTAGGCGCAGTATCATTCTTACGCTGATTTATCATTTCACTTTGCTGTGTTCCAGAAATTCTAGTTCTTTTATCTTTTCTATCTTCTATGAGACTTTCTCTCTCTTTTCTCGCTCTATCTTCATTTGTTCTAATTGCATATCAAATCGATGTTGGAATTGCATTAGTTCTTTTTTAACAGCAGCTTCTGCTTGTATTTTTTGAATATCAAATTGAGCTTTTCCTTGTTCTAATTGTAATGCAGTTTGTGATAGAGCTTGTTGTTTTTGTAGTTCTTGTAAAGCAGCTGCTTCAGAAGCTTTTTCTTGAGCTTCGCCTTGGGCTTTTATAGTTTGCATTTGCTGCTTTTGATCTGCTTCTTGCTTTTTCTTTCTTCTATACTTTAGAAATTGATTTGCTAATTGTAAGTTTTTTACTTCTCTTATGTCTATAGCGTCTTCTAAAAATATTTGTCCGGACTTTAAAGCAACTTGTATATTTTCCTCTAGCATAGCTTTTTCCTCTTCATCTGGCTCTAAATTTAAAAATATACCAAAATCATGCATGTTCACAGTTTTTAATTCTTCTAAAGTTCCAACATTATATTGAGATATACTATTTTCTAAAGACTGTCTAGTAAGTGGAAATGATAGTGAATCAGCTACTCTAAGCGAGACATTTTCGCAAGCTCTTAATGTTAAAAATAAATTAGCTTGTAATATATGCCTTGTAGCTACATTTGAATTAGCTGCTGCTAGTTTTTGTAATCCAACTAGTGATTGTTTATCTGGTAGAGTACCGTCTCTAGCTTCGTTAAGTCCAGTTACGTCTCTTATTAGTTGTAAATAATATTGGTAAGTTTGAATTAAACTTTGCATTTTAGCTCCACCTGAGCCAGTTTGTAATTCTTGTATTGGTACTTTACCTCTGTTAAGATCACCATCAACAGTTGAAGATCTACCAACAATACTACCTGTTTGGAAATACATATTTAAAGCTTCTCTAGCGTTGTAGTTTGTTCCATTACCTAAATCTACCTCAGCCAAACCATCTACATCTAAGAAAACACCGTCTGGCACTATTCTAGACATTACTTGTTGCATTTTTAAATGAGTCAATTGTATCATATCTGCAAAACCAGTAACTTTTCTAACTAAAGAATCTATACGACCTTTGTACATTCTAGGTGCGCATATTGCATAATTCATAAAAACCTTAGTAGTATCAGAAACAGGTCTAGTCATATTCTCAGCTAGCTTCCATTGCATCATCATTGGATGACCTAGTATTTTAGCTCCTGAATATAATGTTTCTATAGTTCTAGAAACTCTTTCAAAATTTTCGTTTTCGGGCGGGTTGAAAGTATCAGGTTTTTCAAGTACCTTTTCTAATCCAAAGGCATTTTTCTTTATTTTAAAAACTTGATCTGAATAAGTCTTGTATTCAAAGTATAAAACTTGAACAGTTAAATCATCTGATCTTCCGCTCCAATTTCTTAAATACTCAGCATTGCCAGGGTATTTTTGAATTGTTGACATTTCTTCATCAGTAAGTCCAGGGAATTGAACTTTTAAATCTTGTATAGCAACTGACTTAACTTCACCAACATAGTATATATCTTCAAAGTTTGGGTCTTCTGTATATGAATAAACTAAAGAAGCTGGATCTACATAGTCTACGACAACCCCTCTAGCTTTATCCCAGGTTGTTTTAACTGCTCCAATACCTAAAACTGTTAAATCATAATTAATTCTACGTTTAGTTAAATCAAACTTGTTTTTATCTAATATTTGATTTATAACTTCTTCTTCTGCTACTTCTACACTTTGCTTAAAATCCATTTGCATGTGTATAGCTAATTCTTCTTTATCCTGAGGAGCTTTATCTGGATCTTGAGCGTTAAAAGCATCTACTCCTAAAACAGCCTTAGCTTCATTTAGAAAATCTTTAGCAACTATATCTGTCATCAAGCCTTGAGCATAATCTGTTCTTTGCTTAGAACATACTGGGTCTTGTGCATAGGCATTTATATCATAACTTCTGTCTGATATTCCATTAACTACTATATCTACAAATTTAGATAAAACTGGAACAGGTTTCCAGTCTAAGTTCAAATAAGATAAATCACCGTCTATTGCTAATTCATCTTTGTATTTTTGAACAGGTTGTTCACCTCTAGCGTATAATCTTAATGTATGGTATTGATTGTAATTAACCGCATACCCGGGTGTATTGTAAGCGTTTCTGTAGTTTCTAAACCATTCGCCTTCTATTGCTCTACCTACAGCCAGGCCGTATTCTTCTGTTGCTTTCTCTGCATCAGGTACAACTTGATTAGGAAACGAACTATTATTACTAGTGTAAATTTGCGCCATATTTATTTTATAATTTTTGAAATACTACCATCATTATCATATCTTTTAAATCCAAGATAAATAGGTTTTCTTTTTATATCTGCAACTGGTCTATACTTATTTTTATTACAAGCCATTATTGCTAAACCAGAACTTATACTAGCATCATGCTTAGTTCTATTGTTTATATCAAATCTAGACCAATCTTCTAATGTTTTTTGAAGGTACATATCTCCATACTCTTCGTTGTTTAATCCTACATATTCTTCTATATAAGACTCTATAGCCGCGGCGTGCGCTTGCTTTATATCTTGACTTGAATTAGGAATTCCGCCAATTTCTTTTTCTGTTGTAGAAAGTTTGTTCCAAATTTTATCAGGACGATTCATTGAAAATCCCCTATAGCCTCTACGTTTAAGGTAATATAATAATCTCGGCTTATTATTTTCACAAAGTATTGGCATACCATAAAACACACAAGCCATTAAAACATCTTCAAAAAATATTTCAGCTGTTTGAGGTCTTGATATGTATTCTAAAAAGAAATGGTTAGGTGGCGCATCTTCCATGCTAAACTTAGTTAAACCATGTAGTGCTCCATTAGACCCTTTACCATCAACAGTGCCTGAAATGTCGTAACTATCACAACCAAAAGCTCCTAAATGTTCGTTACCTGGGTATTTAACTTGATTCTTTACTATCACTTGGTTTTGATTTTTTTTATCTGGCACCCATGATATAGTGAATCTACCATTTTGATCTGGTAAAAAAGTTACCTTAGTATCTTTCACTCCATTTTCCCATACGAATTTACCTTTAGTAGTATTAGCTGTATTATTAAATTCTTCATTATAATCTATTTGCTGATATATTCTAGTTAAATTAAATAAACTCTGTTTTGATTCATCTCTAAAAGCGTGTTGCTCTGTTCTTGGAAACTGTCTATAATACTCGTTTAAACTATCTTGATCAGACTTTAATCCTTCAACTTCATTTTGCCAGTGTTCGATAACGCCTGTTGTAATGTCATAACCGTCAACGCCTTTGATGCTATCTTTTTCTCTAATGAATACAGGTGATCCGTAAGAATCCATGAATCCTTCGTAGTTCCATTCCATAGGGACGAACAGAGAATAGAGTCCAGAAGAAGTTTGTCCGTTTCTATTTCTTTTTTTAACGTCTGAA